ATACACACAATGGATTGGTTTTATCTCTTCATGATCCATAGAGTGACTGGATCTGGCGCTTCGTTTAGTTATGACCACGGATTTAGAAACAGCATACTTTCTGATATGGCTCTTAAGACAGATAACATGATTCATATGAGAAACTACGTGTTAAGTGAAATGATAACTGGTCGTCCAATTTTCACGAGTATTGGTAATCAGATTCCACAATTTCCTAAACCTAATGCAGAATATCCACGTGGATCTCAGTTTTACATTTCAGAATACATGCCTCATTTGGTTAAAGATTTCTATACTCATTTATCCTACAATCCATTGACGATGTCAATTAGAGATGGAGTTGATTGGATCAATGAGTGGCACAAATCTCAAGGTCTTAAGTGTTTCCATTTTGTAATGACAGCATTTGTGATGGATGTTGCTCAATATTTCCCTACATTGATAGATCCATGGAGTCAAGTAAACTATGGAAGCAATGCAATTAAAGCTTTGAACTTATTGTTCAAAAACGAAGGTTATAAGCAAAAAGACTTTTTAGATGCTGCAATGGAGATCATCTGCAATGAGTTTAGATCTCCTTATGATCCACGTGACCATGAAAGAAACCTAGGCAAAGGATTAAGTTTAGAAGATGTTGCATGTGATTATGTCCGATACGTTGAATGTTATGTACCAAAAGGTTATGAACATTTAGAACCATGGCAAGTGACAAATAAGTCTTTAATTCCTGACCATCCGAAACATTGGACATACCACAAACACTTGGAGGCTAAAAATGTTTAAGATAACTACAGACTCTTCAAGTAAGTATTCACATCGGCACAGAGATCAATGGTTAGAACTTGCTGGTGATTGGACGGATGAAACTCAATCGCCAAATATAGGTACATTTCACGGAGCAACAATTTGGGATGATTCTGTTACTGGAGTCGGTACCAAAGGTCGATGGGGTGATCTTCTAGTCAAAACTATGGAATCAGATCATTTAGTTTATGTACAACCTAGAGTTGGTTGGGCAGGAGTTTCACTGGCAGCTCTTGCAAAGAAATATAACAAAAAGTTAACATTGTTTATGCCTTCATCAAAAGTGGTCAGTGACCATCAATTAGTTTGCATTGAAAGAGGAGCAAATCCGATCTTTCGAAGAATTGCAGCAATGCCAGTTCTAAACAAATATGCCAAAGATTGGGCAGAACAAAATAATGCTCAATTTGTGCCATTTGGTTTAGATCATCCCCTAGTTGTTGCTGCCGGAGTTAAATCTACAATCCAACAATGGGGAGATCGAGATGAACCAAGAGATGTTGTATCAGTTATTAGTACAGGAGTTCTCACGAGAACTCTCCAAATTGCTTGGCAAAATGCAACCTTCCACGGAATTGCAGTTGCAAGAAACTTGCATCCAGGAGAAATCGGAAGAGCGGACGTTACAACTTACCATAAAGCTTTCAGAGAAAAAGCTGAGTATGCAGACAAGATCAACGAGGAAATCAACTCCGCACCAACGTACGATTGCAAAGGTCTAGAAAGATTTATGTTGGACAAAACATCTGCTCCTAAAACACCTTCAACTTTATTGTGGAATGTGGCAGGTGACGTAAAACCAGTTATAATGGACCATTCAGAAGTTGATAGTTTCAGAGAATGGGGTGAGTTTAGATGATTACAATCATTGAAGGTTCTGATGGAACAGGTAAAACAACTTACGCTCAAAAGTTAACTGAACGATACAATGCACAATATTTGCATGCTGAACAACCTAGATCTAGATTATGGGTTGATGAATACATTCGACCATTAACTTCTGGCAACATGGTATTAGATCGATGGCATTTAGGTGAAGTTGTATGGCCAAAGATCTATGGAAGAGTATCATTGTTTGATGAAACAACATTTGATTATTGCAATTGGGAACTTGCTAAATTAGGAGCTAGGTTGATCCTACTAACAAGATCAGAAGATGCAATAGCCGAAGAATTGTTAAGACGAGGTGAAGAATTAGAGATCGATGTTGTTCTACATTCAAGATCTTTATTTATAGAAGCTTTTAGACAAGTAAAATATTTAGACAAAACAATAATTCATAGTGAGGTGGTTAGGTAATGCATATAATTACAGAAAATCCAAGCGAAGCTTTAGAGTTAGCAACTCAATATGTTATTGAACATGGTGAAGCAATATCTCCTCGTGGAATGGTCACTAGAGAACTCCTTAATGTCACTCTACAGATTGAAAAGCCATGGAACATACCTGTATCTATGGAAAACCGTAAACTAAATCACAATATTGGTATTAAAGAAGCATTGCAACTTGTTGGACAAGTTACTGATCCAGAAGCAATGACAGATACCAGTCAAGTCTTTGGAAAGTTTATGGATAACGGAATACTTCATGGTGCTTATGGTCCACGAATTCACGGTAATCTAAACAAAGTAGTTGATCAGTTAAAAAAAGATTACTCAACAAGACAAGCTGTATTGACTATATTTGACTCTAACAAAGATCTAAACGTTGATGTTAAAGATGTTCCTTGTACCTTAAACCTGCAGTACTTCATCAGAGACAATAAGTTAATTGCTAGAACAAACATGAGAAGCAATGACGTATTCCTAGGTCTTCCATATGATCTAACTCAGTTTATTGCTTTACAAGGTGCAATTGCAAAGGCTTTAGACATTGAAATGGGTCAGTACGTACACGTTGTTGGAAGTATGCATATCTACGATGAACACATACCTCAAGCTCAATGGATTAAAGCTTACTTTAATGGTTCATTCAAAGACTACGAACCTATGTGGACTGGCAATAGTATTGGTGAAATTAGTCATACCGCAAGATCTATTCTTAAAGGTAATGTTTCTGAGCGTTTAACTCGTTTTGAAAGATTCTTGGCAGGTAAAATCAATGACTGAACCTATTGCACGATGTGAAGCATGTGGATCATGGACTTATCTATATGCAATAGACAAACTTATGGGACAACCACACTTTTGCAGCAATTGCAAAGCAAGACAGAAAGGAAACAAGCGTGCTGCCTAATCAAAGCGAAGTAGTTAAGCGACTTAGCGAACTTTCTCGTATGCTTGATGCTGCAACAGAAGAAATAGCGGCATTAGATGACCAATCTGTTCGTGCCAAAGGATCTTACGAGGTTGCATACGCAAAATCCTTCCTGCAGTCGAACGGATCAATGGATGTAAGACGCCAAGAAGCAATTCTTGCTTGTGCTGATCTCAGGCTTGCTATGGAAATTGCAGAAGCTCAAGTAAGGGCAATAAAAGAGCGAATTAACACTTTACGCTCACAAATATCGATTGGTCAATCATTATCAGCTGCAATTAGACAACAATTTAGCGCTGAAGGTGTAGGTCAATATACGTGAAAGCCAGAAGTAAGAAAATGGCTAAAAAATATGTCGAAAGGCGTAAATTAGTTGCACAAATGCTCGAAACTTATCCAATGTGCCAAAGATGCAATGCAAAGGCATCTGAGGAAGTGCACGAAGTTCTCAGTAGAGCTCGTGGTGGAGATATTTTAGACATTAACAACTGCAGAGCTCTTTGTAATATGTGCCACTTCTGGATTACAACGAATCCTGCAGAAGCACTCAAGACAGGCTGGTTAAAGAATTCTTGGGATAAATGATGCCAACTTATGACTACAAATGCCAAAAATGTGCAATTACAGTCGAAGTTAGCCACTCAATCTCAGAACATGGTCCTAGATGCGATTGTGGAGAAGTTATGCAAAAGGTTTTTACCGTTGTACCCGCTATTTTCAAAGGTGAAGGATGGGGAGGACAGAAATGACCAATCTATCTAGAAAAAGACGAGGTAGAGAGACTGAATTGATCTTTGCTGAGTATTTGAAAACACAAGGTTGGATCTATGCAGAAGCAACAAGCTCATCAGCTGCAGGAACTGATATCAAAGGAGTTATCGGAGTTGATTGGGAACTTAAAGCAAGAGCAGACTTTGATCCTAAATCAGCAATGAAACAACAAGCAAAAAGAATAAAAGAAGGCGTAATCCCGATCGCTGTATTAAGGCAGAACGGACAAGGTGAGGCTGATATTGAAAATTGGCCAGCATGTGTTCCAGTAAGCATAATGATTCAATTACTTAAAGAAGCGGGATATTTGTGACGATCAGAGATTTAGCTTTCGATCGAGAAAGTGTGCCTTGGATGGCAAAAGGCAATTGTACTGATCCATCAATTGATCCAGATTGGTTTTTCCCTGATAGTGAACATGAAAACAACATAGAACAAAAATTGGCATTGGATATGTGTAAAACTTGTCCAGTAAAGATGAATTGTTTAACTTATGCACTAAACAATTGGCCAGTGTACGGCATTTGGGGTGGAATGCGAAACAAAGAACTGAAAGATCTAGCGAGACAAATAAAGGAGCAGAAATGAGTGCAGCAATAACAATTAAAGGTCGTATTGGCAAAGACATGGACATTAAGTTTACACAAGCAGGTAAAGCTTATGTTCCATTTAGCGTTGTGTCTAATACACGCAAGAAAGTTAATGAAGAATGGATAGATGCAGATACAAGTTGGTGGGAATGTAAAGCCTTTGGAGGTTATGCCGAGGCTCTTGTAGATAACATCAAACGAGGCGATCTAGTAACCATTACAGGAACGATTAAGCAAACGACATGGATTGACAAAGACGGAAATAAGCGCTCGTCATATGAAGTTCTGGTTGATACTATTGCAAAACAAATTGTAGTTCAAAAGTATCATGGAACACCAAGAACAAAGAATCCAGATCCTGTAGCATGGGATCCTACTGAAGGAGTATTTTAATGTCAGTTAAAGCAATGACCTATGTATGGGAAAACTCTCCTTACAATGGCAATGCTTTGATTGTCCACTTAGCATTGGCAGATCATTGTGATGATCAGGGTATTTGTTGGCCAAGTCAGCAATATTTGGCAGATAAATGCAAGATCAGCGTAAGGCAGATCCGTAGAATAATTCATCAGATGATTGTTGATAACTATTTGTTTATAGAACAACACTCAAAAGCTGGTATTTCTAATAATCGTTACAGATTGTTATTTAAGAAACCGCAGGTCACTGATGTCCTGTCCACAGAATATGATGACCCTGAACGTCCTGCGGCTGAGGTCACAGCTGTGGCCAGCGGTAGAGGCCAAGCTGGTGGCCACCCTAATCATCATATAACCATCAATAACCATCAGAGAAAAGGTCCACCAGAAGAAGTTAAATTGTTGATTGAAAGGCTAAGAAAGAAAAATGGATAAATGCCTTAGTTGTCGTGGGGTAAGTGAGAAAGGTGCTTGTCCACATTGCAGAAGAAGATTAAAAAAAATGCTACATGAGCTAATTGCATTCATTGATCTTCTAATTGCTAATCCTTCCTTAAGACAACAGGTATCTTCTAAGCAAGAAGGCAGAGGTTCATTATCAGATAGATCTCCAATCAATGTCCAGATTGTTGATCTTATTGCCAAGACAGGTATTCAAAGTGTTCTACAATCATGGTGTGAGTATGTGGTAGAAACAAGAAGCCTAAACACTGATTGCCTTAAGTCCACAAAAGAAACAAACAAACTACACACATTGCATCATGTATTAGATACTCACACTGATTGGATTGCTGATACTGAACTGTGGACTGATTATTACAATGAGATTAAAGAACCATGGACAACATTAAGGCGTATCATATATGGTGAAAGAAAACCACCTGAAGCAGTTAAATGCCCTGTACAAGATTGCATTGGTAGTTTAAGATTAGAACCTAATGGTGATGTCCATTGTCTACACGATAAGACACATCAATGGGCATATGAGCAGTGGTCTAGGTTAGCAAAACTAATGGTAGAAACCTCTGTACAATCACAGTGATGTGATTTATAATATGGATCACCGAGCTACAGCTATCTAACAAATCGGACGCTAATGAATAAACCATGCTTAGATTGTGGTGTGTTAGCAAACAAACCTAGATGTCCTATCTGCAATAAGAAGTATCAGAAGTTTAAAGCAACCTCTCGTCCTTCACGTGCTGATAGGGGTTACGATGCAAATTGGAAAAGGTTATCAAAACAGCTTAGACTATTGCAACCTTATTGCACTATTTGTAAAGCAACCAACGATTTGACTGTGGATCACGTAATCCCTTTATCAGGTGGTGGTCTCACAGTTGAATCCAATCTTCAAGTCCTATGTAGACGATGCAACAGCAGCAAAGGCACTTCCAGTCCCGAATAACGATTTGTTACACTAAATCTCATAGAGGGCCAACGGGTGGTATGGTATGGCCTAAAAGTACATGCAAAAACTACGCTGGATAC